AGATAAGTCGGCAGGTTTTTATCCCGAAGTTGATAATTTACCTCCTTCTAAGGAAAAGATCCTTGAATTAGCAAAAAGGATTTTAAAATGAACATGTCTTTTTCTAAGACACCATACAGACTTTCTTTATTTGGTGGCGGTACAGATTATCCTGCTTGGTTTGAAAATAATCCTTGTAAAGTAATTTCTGCTGCCATGGCAAATTACAGTTATGTACATGTAAAATCTTTGCCACCATTTTTTGATCACAAAATATCTGTATCATACTCCAAAATAGAACGTGTAAATTCTGTTGATGAAATTGAACACCCTTCTGTTCGTGCTTGCTTAAACTATGTTGGCATTAAAGAAGGTGTGGTCATTTCATATGATGGAGATTTGCCTGCAAGGTCAGGTATTGGATCTAGTTCATCTTTTACTGTAGGTCTTTTAAATGCCCTCTACAACTATCAAGGAAAATATATTTCTTTAGAAGAATTATCTAAGCAAGCAATTCATATCGAACAAGAAATAATTGGAGAAAATGTAGGCATACAAGACCAAATTATGGCAGCTCATGGCGGTGTAAGATTAATCGAAATGGGTCCAGGAAAAAGTTGGAATTCTTATCCTTTATTCTTGTCTCCATCTTATATGCAAGAGTTAGAATCACATATAATGTTAGGTTTTTCAGGCCTAAGTAGATATGCAGAAGTTCAATCAAAAAAACAAGTAGAAAACATTAAACAGAAAAATACCGATTTTTATTTAAAGTCTATGTCTGAATTGACTGAACATGCCCTTGAAGCTTTAATGTCTAACAAGAATGTGTCTAAAATTGGTAACCTAATGGATGCAGGTTGGAGATTAAAAAGAAATTTGTCTGACAGTGTTACCGACGGATGGATTGATAAGATATATGAAAAAGCCATTAGTCTTGGTGCCTTTGGTGGCAAATTAATGGGTGCTGGTGGCGGAGGTTTCTTTTTGTTTTTAGTGCAACCAAAGATGCAAGAAGAATTTAAAAAACAATTAGACGAAATAAAAGTATGGGTTCCATTTAAGTTTGACAAAGATGGAAGCCATATAATTCACTTTTCAGATTGAGGTTATAATGAAATTTCCTTTGATGCGAAACAATATTATTAGAGAAGATTTAGATGCCATGATTGAGCATCTAAAACAAGATGATCCTATTTTAACAAACGGACCTAATTGTAGAAAGTTTGAAGAAGAATGGTCTGAGTGGTTAGGCGTTAAGTATTCTGTATTTGTAAATTCAGGTGCTTCTGCCAATCTATTATCAATGACCGCTTTAAAGATTATGCATCCTTATGGTGGAGAAGTAATTGTTCCACCTTTAACATGGATATCTGACGTTGCTTCTGTTTTACAATGTGGTTTCAAACCAGTATTCGTTGACATTGATATGAATACTTTAGGTATGAATACTGATAAAATCATTGCTGCGATTACGCCACAAACTAAAGCAGTGTTCTTATCACATATTCAAGGATTCAATGCTATAACAGATAAACTTATCTATGAACTAGAAAAAAGAAATATACCTCTTATTGAAGATGTGTGTGAATCTCATGGTGCCACACACAACGGTAAAAAATGTGGTAGTATTGGCTGGATGTCCAACTTTTCTTTCTATTACGCTCATCATATGACAACCATTGAAGGTGGTATGATAAGCACCAATGATAAAAATTTATATCATACATTAAGAATGTTACGATCACATGGCATGGTAAGAGAGTGTGACAGTAATGAATTGAAAGAATATTACATTCAAAATAATCCAAATTTAAATCCAGATTTTATATTTTCTCATGCAGCTTACAACATGAGAAACAACGAACTTGGCGGAATACTTGGTCGAAAACAATTGCCAAGATTGGATGAAAATGTTAAACTGAGAAACTTCAATCATGATAGGTTATTAAACAAACTAAACGACAATTATTTTACCGACTTTAAACGAGAAGGTCAAAGTAACTATGCTTTTAATGTCATTTTAAAAGAAAAAAACTCTGAACTTATGAACAGAGTCACAACAAAACTTAAAGAAAATGGTGTTGAATTTAGGAGAGGAAGTGCTGGTGGTGGAAATCAATTAAGACAACCTTATTTAAAAGACTTAGTTAGTGTTGATCTTAATGATTTTCCAAACATAGAACATGTTCACTATTATGCGATGTACATAGGTAATTTTCCTACAATGACAAACGAAGAAGTGGATGAGATTGCTAAAATTTTAAATGGAGTATAATATGGGTAAATGGCGTGTGTTAGTAACTGGTGGTGCTGGTTACATAGGTTGTATTCTTGTTGAGTATCTTTTACAGGTAGGTTATCAAGTAACTGTAATTGACAACTTTATGTTTGGTCAAACCGGTTTAAACCATTTATGTGAGAACAAAGATTTAAAAATTGTAAACGGAGATATTCGTAATCCAGAACACATGAAGCCTCTTTTAAAAGAAGCTGACATAATTATACCACTTGCAGCACTTGTTGGTGCACCACTATGTAACAAAGATGTGGTTGGCGCAGATACAACAAACAAAGATGCAATGTTCTGGATGTTGAATGCTGTATCGGATGAACAGCGTATCATTATGCCTACAACAAACTCTGCATATGGTACAGGTGATGAAAATAATTTTTGTACAGAAGAATCACCACTACGACCAATCTCAAAGTATGCCATTGACAAAGTTGCTGTAGAAGAAAGACTAATGCAACGTGATAACTCAATCAGTTACCGTCTTGCTACAGTATTTGGTATGTCACCACGTATGCGTACAGATTTGTTGGTAAATGATTTAGTTTATCGTGCAGTCAATGATGGTTATGTAATTATCTTTGAAGGGCATTTTAAACGTAACTACATACATGTTCGTGATGTGTGTGAAGCATTTTTACATGCAATCTACCAGTTCGATGAAATGAAAAACAACATCTACAATGTAGGCCTGTCAATTGCAAATGTATCTAAGTTAGAACTTTGTGATATTATCAAGAAACATATTCCAACATTTACAGTTATAGAAGGTGATATCAAAAAAGATCCAGATCAGCGTAACTATATTGTATCAAACAAAAAGTTAGAAGCAACTGGTTGGTTACCTTCTTACTCACTAGATGATGGTGTAGAAGAACTCATCAAGGGATACAAATACTTAAAAAATAATAAGTATGGTAATGTTTGATGGAGTATAATGAAAAAAACTTAGAACTGGTGTCTGGTATTATCATGAATCATTTGACACCAGATTTATTACCTAAAAAATGGATTGAAAGAAACAAAACTAATCCTACTTTTGGCCATTGTCATACCGCATCAGCTTGTTTACAAAAAATATTTGGAACAAAAAATATAAAACTATACCACGGTTTAGATTCTGAAGGTATTTGGCACTGGTGGGTTGTTGACCTAAATCAAAAACTTATCGATCTTACCTCAGACCAGTATTACTCGGTGGATAAAATACCTCCATATGATGTTGGTAAGAAAGCTTCAATGTTAGGATTTGAATATAGAAAAAGGGTTTTAAAGCTATTGGATAAGGTACAGGAAGATTTACTATCAAACGGAACACCGCCATGATAGTTGTTGTCAAGAGCAATGTCAAGCAAAAGAAAGGCAAATGTGGTTCATAAAGAGATATTTCAAAAACAGGGGTACGTCTTTGTTAAAAATTTTATCGACTCATCTGTGGCAGATTACTTGTTTGAGTACCTAAGATTTTCATCACATGCCATTGTGTTGTCTGGTTCAAATCGAGTTGCTATAGAGGGGGATGAACAAGTACCTGGATCTTTTGGATCAAGACATGGAGATTTAGCCTTTGATGCCTTAATGAAGCACATGAAACCTAGAATGGAAGAAGTGACTGGTTTAGAATTGTATCCCACTTACACTTATACCAGATTGTATAGGCCAGGAAATGAATTAAAGAAACATACAGATAGGCCGTCATGTGAAATTTCTTGTACACTTAAATTGGGTGATACTGGTGAATACAATTGGCCTATTTGGATGAAAGATGCCGAATATAAGCTTGACAAAGGTGATGCAGTTGTGTACCGTGGTTGTGATTTAGAACATTGGAGAGATGTGTGTGGTGGCCCACCTGAATATAGAATGGGTCAAGTATTCATGCATTATGTCGATAAAAATGGACCTTATCCAGATTTTAAATACGATAAAAGAACTTCTAAGGCAAAGTTATTTGAAAAAGACCTATGACTACGAAAAAAACAAAACATTATATTAATAACGCAGATTTCTTGGCAGCTTTAATTCAGTATCAAAGTTTGTGTGATGCCGCAAAAAAGGAAAAGAAAGAAGATCCACCAATACCAAATTACCTTGGTGAATGTTTCTTGAAAATTGCAGAACATCTTTCCAGAAAACCAAATTTTATTTCTTATTCTTTCCGTGATGAAATGATTGCCGATGGTATAGAAAACTGCTTAATGTATTTTCGTAACTTTGACCCGGTAAAGAGTAATAATCCATTTGCTTATTTTACTCAAATCATATATTATGCTTTTCTACGCCGAATACAAAAAGAAAAGAAACAACTGTATGTGAAGTATAAGGCAACTGAACAGATCGGTATTTTGGATGAGTTTGAAATGTTTGAAGATGCCGATGGACACCAAAAACAATTTCAACTTTACGATAACATCTCTGAGTTTATACAGACCTTTGAAGAAAATAAACGTAAGAAAAAAGAAGGCAAAACAAAAGGGTTAGAAAAATTTATAACTGATATATGAAAATATCCATATTAGGTGATACACATTTTGGAGCCAGAGGGGATTCATTAGAGTTTCACAAATACTTCCAAAAATTTTATGATGATGTTTTCTTTCCTCATCTAATTGAAAACAAAATTGATACGGTGATCCAACTAGGAGACTTGTTTGATCGCCGTAAATTCATCAATTTTAATTCATTATACCTCAGTAGAAAATATTTCTTCGAAAAGTGTGAACGACTAGGCATTCGTTTACATGTTTTGATTGGCAACCACGATGTTGCTTACAAAAATACTCTTGAGGTTAATTCTCCTGCTTTATTGTTGAATGAATACCATAACATAGAAATCTATGAAGATTTTGAAACGGTAGAATTTGATGGCGTGAACATCGATATTGTTCCTTGGATTTGTGATGACAATGAACAAGAAATATTTGAGAAGATGAAAGAAAGTAAATCTCAAATATGTTTAGGTCATTTTGAGATTGATGGCTTTGAAATGGACAAAGGCAATATACATCAAGGTGGCCTTGACAGGAAGATGTTATCAAAGTATGATGTAGTGTTAAGTGGTCATTTTCACCATAAATCTTCGGCAGATAACATTACCTATGTTGGTACGCCTTATGAAATGACATGGGCTGACTATAATGATCCAAGAGGGTTTCATATCTTTGATACCGAAACTAGGGCGCTAGAATTTATTCAGAATCCCAATAAGATGTTTTATAAATTGAATTACAAAGATGACCTAGAACATTTTTCTGATGGGTATCGATCTTTTGATTATTCAATCTATGAAGGAAGTTATGTCAAAGTGATCGTGATTGAAAAGATGAATCCGTTTTTGTTTGATATGGTGATTGATAGAATCTATAAATCTGGTGCCTGTGATATTTCAATCGTTGAAGATTTTGCCGAAACATTGGTCGAGGATGAAAAAGAAATAATCGACCAGGCGGAAGATACGATGACAATATTATCAAAGTATATTGACAACTTACAATTACAAGTTGAACCAGATAAATTAAAAGGCATAATGCGAGAACTTTATGTTGAAGCTCTAAACGTAGAAAAGGTAGAATGATGTATAAATCTATTTACAATGATCCAATTGAAAGGCAACGACTCACTTACACTTGGTGTTTTTGGGATGGTGCATTTACTCCAGTTGAGTTGAATAAAATGTGCAAATATTTTTCTGAACAAGGCGTCGAACGAGGAACGACTGTAGGAAAATTGAATGAGAGCGGAGAGTCCGAACAAAAGCCTGATGAAGCTGTTCGTGTATCTAATGTAAAATTCTATAATGTAAATGAAGATACATCTTGGATTTTTGAGAGAATGAATTGGGTTATTGAACAAGTGAATGAAAGATTCTATAACTACAATTTAAATGGATATGATACCTTTCAATATACAGAGTATGATGACTTTGAATTGGGTCGTTATGACTTTCACCAAGACATGTTAAGTGGTAAAAATATGCCATCTAATATGTACGATACAAGAAAACTTTCTATGTCTTTATTGTTGAATGAACCTGGTGTTGACTTCGAAGGTGGTGAATTCCAGATAAATTCTGGAAAAGAAAGTGAAGCAGAGACTATCGAATTTAAACGAGGAAGAATGGTTTTCTTTCCTTCGTATGCAATACATCGAGTGGCACCAGTAACAAAAGGAAGAAGAAAATCTTTAGTTGTTTGGGTGACAGGACCTAAATTTATATAATGCTTTTATTTCGTAATGTTAGATGGCGAAATCTGTTAAGTACGGGAAATAGCTTCACAGAAATTAAACTAGACGCCAATACAAATACACTTATTGTTGGAGAAAATGGATCAGGCAAGAGCACAATGCTTGATGCTTTGTGTTTTGGTTTGTTTGGTAAAGCTTTTCGTAATATCAATAAACCACAATTATTAAATTCTATCAACGGTAAAGAATGTGTTGTTGAGATAGAGTTTGATGTTGGAAATAAATCATTTAAGATTATTCGTGGTATAAAACCAAACATATTTGAAATCTATCAAGACGGTGAGTTATTAAACCAAGATGCTGCTAGTAGAGATTACCAAGAGTATCTTGAAAAGTTTATTCTTAAATTAAATTATAAATCGTTCACACAGATTGTTATTCTTGGATCGGCATCTTTTACTCCGTTCATGCAGTTATCTGCTTCTGATCGTAGAGCCATCATTGAAGATTTGTTAGACATACAAATCTTTTCTACCATGAATTCATTGGTCAAAGAAAAGATTTCGACAAACAAAGAAACAACCACACTAAAGAAAAACCAAATTGAATTCGATAAACAGAAGTATGAAATTCTGAAAAAGCATTTGGTTGATTTGAAGAACGGCAATGACCAGAAGGTAAAAACTTATGAAGAAGAAATTCAAAGTAGTTTACAAACGGTTTCCGAACTATTGTCAAATGTTGAGTCTGCATCGGCTGACGCTATGGCACGGCAGGAATTGGTTGTCAACAAAATTGAAACTGAGACTAAGATCAAAACGATTACAAAACTTGAATCTCAGATTGAAAACAACTTATCCAAGTTTCGAAAGGATATCGGCTTCTTCGAGGAAAATAACAATTGTCCAACATGTAGGCAGGCCATTGCCTTGGAGTTTAAAGAGAAAGAGTTGGCTAATCTCGGATCTAAAGTTGTTGAGTGTGAACACGGGTTACAAAAGATAAATGAAAAACTGGAAGATGAACAAACAAAACTAAATGAAATAATCAATCATCAAAAAAAGATACAAGAGATACAGGTAAGTATTGCTACAAACAACGCTTCGATCAATGAGATAAACAAATACATCAATAAACTCAGAGAGAATATAAAAAACATTCAGTCACAACAGGGGCCATCCGAAGAACAGGAAAAAGAACTAAATGATTTAAAGCAGAAACTGGTTGACTCACAGAAAGAATTAGAAGAACTCATAAAAGAAAAAAGTTATTATGAGGCGGCTTCATTGCTTCTGAAAGATACTGGTATCAAAACGAAAATCATCAAGCAGTATTTGCCAATTATTAATAAATTGGTGAACAAGTATCTTTCATCACTAAACTTTTTTGTCAATTTCAATCTTGATGAATCATTTAAAGAAACAATTAAATCTAGGCATCGAGATGATTTTGGTTACCACAATTTTTCAGAAGGTGAAAAACAACGTATTGATATGGCACTAATGCTAACTTGGCGTGCTGTTGCTAAGTTAAAGAACTCAGCGAATACAAACTTGTTGATACTTGATGAAACATTTGATTCTAGTTTAGATGCTGGTGGAACTGAAGAACTGATGAAGATATTGCATATGTTGGAAGGTGTGAACTTATTTGTGATTAGCCATAAAGGTGATATTCTACAAGATAAATTTATGAATGTTATTCGATTTATGAAAGAGAAAAACTTTTCAAGGATAGTCAAATGAAAGTGATAAGTGAATACATGAGTGATAGTGGAGAAAGAAAAGCCAAAGTGTATCTAGATGAAGAACATAAAAAATATATTGTAATATACAAAGATGTTTTTGGTGTGTCTTATCGAAATGAATTTAGCAAACTACAATCAGCAGAAGAATCTGCGGAGGATTATGTTCTATGAGTAATGATATTTTAAAAATTGATACTTCATCTTCACTAGGAATTTCTGAAGTCATTGAACCTTTACCAGTTTATGATGACAACTATTCAATGTTGAAGATGACAATGCCGGAACATACTGAGCCTTTGCCTTCTCCTGCTATGTCAAACTTGATTAAGAGTTTACACTTGACTAGAAGAATGTATAAAGGCCTAGGGTTATCTGCCAATCAATGTGGAATAATGAAAAGAGTTTTTGTTATTGGGTATGAAGATGCTCAGTTTGCCTGTATTAATCCAAAAGTTGTCAATATGTCGGATGACTTGAAAAAAGAACCAGAAGGTTGCCTCTCTTACCCTGGTTTATTTCTTAAAATAAGCAGACCCAGTTGGATTGAGGTAGAATACACTGACGAGAATGGCCAAACAGTTAAAAGTACCTTGTCAGGACTTACCGCTAGATGTTTCTTACATGAGTTAGATCATATGAATGGTGTAAGATTTGTAGAACATGCCGGGCCTCTTGCTATTAAAATGGCAAAAGAAAGACAACAAAAGATGTTGAAGAAAATTAAGAGAGCTGTGAAAAACAATGAGCTATAGATTTGATCCAAAAGATGATGTAGAAACACAATGGAACAAGTGGAAAGATTCCGGCATTGTGTATGAGAACATTGACGAGAATGAACTACGTGAAAGAGTTATTCAAGATTTGAGTTATGTTTCTCAAATGGATGTAAAAGAATATACACTCTTTCAAAAGTGGTGTGAAGTGCAAGAGAAATATCCTTCTGTTGTTGTAAATGATCTTTGGGAAGGAGAGAAAAGAGTTATCTCTGATCCCGCACAACAAAAAGCCATTGAAGAAATTAAAGCAAATTTCTGGGTTCAAAATGATATTGATGACTATCTAAAGATTGAACCCGAACTTCTCTACACCAATAAAGAAGATGATTTACCAGAACTTTGGAATTGCATACGTACATTTTCTTCTACAATGAAGAATAATTCCAATATTGGTCGTAATCTAAACTTTGTTGTTCGTGATAAAGTTACTAAAAAATATCTTGGTGTCATTTGCATTAGTTCAGACTTTCTTGATTTAACACCAAGAGATAAGTTTATTGGATGGGAAAGAGAAAAGAAAACTCAGGGTGGTATGATTAATCATACTGCAATTGGTTCTACGATTGTACCTTTACAACCTCTTGGTTTTAATTATGTTGGTGGAAAGTTACTTGCTTTACTTTGTTTAGCTACACCTATTCAAGAACTGTGGGAAAAACTTTACGGTGATAAACTTGTAGGCATAACCACAACATCACTGTACGGTAAAACTAAAGCAAATGGATTATCACAATATGATAATTTAGATTTCTGGCAGCCAATGGGATTCACTTCAGGTTCCGTTTCGTTTGAACCAATGGCAGAAACACGTTACATGATTCGTGAATGGTTAAAAACTAATCATACAAGAAAATATTTTGAGTGGTATGTTGCAAAGAAACCTTCTGGTCAGCCACATAAACGTGACCATAAAAACAGGTCTTTATCTTTTGCTTATAACAAACTCTCTGTACCAAAAGAATTGATTCGTTCTGAACATGCTCGAGGCATTTATTTTTCACCATTGTATGATAAGACCTGTGAATTCCTTCGTGGTGAAAACGATGGTATAAATATGAATAAGTTGTTTGATACAAGTGTTGAGAATCTTGCTGAAGTTTGGAAACAAAAGCATGCCAAACCACGTATCAAACAATTGGCTAAAAAGGGTAGAGTTTCTACCGATAATTTGTTTTATGATGATCTTGCCGTTTTAACATGGCAAGAAACAAAAGATAAATATTTGCCGCAAGTCGGCCGATAATCTGTTATAATCTTTTCTTAATGCGGTGAGTCCGAGACAACCTTCCCCCGAAGGCAGATAGGTTTAACTCCTGTGAACCGCTCCACTCTTACTAAAATGATAACTGTTGCAAATATCGCAACAGGTTGACAAACTTTAGATTCTGTGTTACCATTAACCTATACTGACAAAGGTTAACAACATGACAACTTTTACTGTTGAACAAAAATCTCAGCTTGCTAAACTTATGGCGACTGAGAATCTTACGGTTGAACACAAAAAACTTCAAACTGCCATGTTTGATACTAAAAACCGTGTGCTCTATTTGCCAATTTGGCAAAACATGTCTGGTTTTCTTTATGATCTTTTGACTGGTCACGAAGTTGGCCATGCTCTGTATACTCCTCCTGAAGGTTGGCATGATGTTGCTGCCGACAAAAGCAAAGGTCGTGGTTATAAATCATTTTTGAATGTCCTTGAAGATGCTCGAATCGAAAAGAAAGTGATTCGCAAATATCCTGGACTTCGAATTGCTTTTCGTAAAGCGTTCGATGAACTTTTTGATCGTGATTTCTTTGGTGTAAAAGGTAAAAATCTTGATCAACTTTCATTCATTGATCGTTTGAATCTCTACACAAAAAGCCAATATTCTTTAGATATACATTTCACCGACAAAGAGCAATCTATGGTCGATGAAGTTAAATCTCTAGAATCATGGGATGATGTTGTTACCTTAACTGATAAAATCTACCAATATTCAAAAGAAGAACAGTTTGAAATTGAAACGGTTCAAGATTTCTCCGATTCTAATGGGTCTTATGATGGTGAAGAATTGGACTTCGATGATGTTGAACCTGAAGAAGATGATACTGATATCGAATCTGATTCAGAAACCGAAAATAATAAAAAAGATAAAGAATCTGATTCTAATCAAAACGGCGATCAAAAAGATGAAGATTCTGATGGTGAAGAATTGTCTGGTAGCTCTACAGTTAATGACAAACAATCAAAAAACTCTGAAGCGTTTGATGATTTCGATCCTACCTGTGCAACTGATAATGAATACCGAAAAAATGAAGATAAACTAATTGACGAAAAATGCAAATCATATTTGTATCTTCAACCTCCTACACCAAATCTGGATGTAATTATCACTCCAGTTAAACGTGTTCAACAATTACTTACCGAAAGTTTTGACCAACAAATAACCACTGGTAGGTTCACGGTTGCTGATACAAACAAATTTGTTCAGGATTTCAAAAACAAAAATGAAAAATATGTCAATCTTCTGGTAAAAGAATTTGAAATGCGTAAGGCTGCAAAGTCTTTCAGTAAAGCAAAACAGTCTGATACTGGCGATATTGATGTTTCTAAACTTTCTTTGTACAAGTTTGATGACAATATTTTCCGTAAATTAACTGTTGTGCCCAAAGGTAAATCACATGGCTTGATTCTTCTTTTAGATTATTCTGGCTCTATGTCACAAAACATGGCTGGTTCTATCGAGCAGATTCTTGTGTTGTCTTTATTTTGCCGTAAAGTGAATATTCCTTTTCATGTTTATGCCTTTTCAAATTGCAGCACAGCATGGTATATTGATAATGAAGGTCTTACTCCTGAAACAAGGCAACCAAAAGCATTTAGTGAAAAATCAAAAGAACTTGGCACTTCCGATCTTTTGCTTCGTGAATACTTGAATTCAAATATGTCAAATGCTGAATTCAATAAAGCATTGAAAAATATGATTCTGTTGAAAATGTCTTATCTTCCTAGGCCAAGCAGGCATGTCTTTAGACCTCGAAGCGAATCTTTATCGAACACGCCTTTGAATGAATCGATTATTGCTTTGAAGCCAATTATGGAAAAATTCAAAAAGTCCAATAATCTAGACATTACAAATTTGGTTATTGTTCATGATGGTGAAGCTGATGATCTTGGTTATTACCACAAAGATTTGGATCCTACCGACATTTATGGAAGAAACTATCATTGGTATAACACTATTTCTGAAAATGTATTTTTACAGGACAAAAAATCTAAATTTCAATCTAGAGTTTGTGAAAATTTAAATGAAGTTCTATTGAAATGGTTTTCTGAAACAACTGGTTCTAAAATTTTTGGATTCTATATTGTTCCGCCGCCAAATCTGAGTCGAGCAATTTCTTCCAAATATCGTGATGAAAAAGGTAATCGCCTAATGTTTACCGACATTAAAGCCTATGACCAGAAAAAAGAGTTGATGAAGAAATTCAGAAAAGATAAATTCCTTGTTTCTAAAAATCCTGGATTTAGTTCTTTCTTCTTCATACATGGCGGTGATGATCTTTTGACTGAAGAAGAATCAATTGAAATTGATGGTAAAATTACCTCATCTAAGCTAAAGAGTGCTTTTATGCGGTATAACAAAAATAAGCAAATCAATCGAGTGCTTGTTTCAAAGTTTATCGAGGGTATTGCTTCTTGATGTTGTTATGTGGCAACAGCCCTTGACAGAGGGCTGTTTTTTTGATATAATAGTTGTACAACATTGATACGGAGTTTACATTATGACAAAGCGTGAATTGACCCGCCAGAAATTCTTCGAAGCTCTGCAAGGTCTTGGCAAATCTCAAGTGACTAAATCTGAGATTAAATCCGTTTGCGAAAGTGTTGGCATCTCCAGTGCCGCTTTCTTTACGAAAGATGAAACAAATAAAATTTCACGTGGAGTGTACCGTGTGCCTACTGCAACGACCACGATTAACATGCAGGCACAAATTATTCCAATGAGTAAGGCTGTGGAAAAATCCTCGAATAAAATTGCTAATGTTCAGACAGACCTGGACAGTATCGACCTTGTACCTAAACAATATAAAAATTATGTTCCCTTTGGTGACTTTGATGATATTGTTTCGATTGTTTCTTCGAAAAAGTTTTTCCCGGTTTTCGTCACAGGTCATTCTGGTAACGGTAAGACCATGAGTATTGAACAGGCTTGCGCTAAAGCAAAACGTAAGTTTATTTGTATCTCAATGACACCTGAAACTGATGAAGGTGATCTTCTTGGTAACTATGTTCTGATTGATGGTAATATGGAATGGCGTGATGGTCCTGTGACAACAGCGGCTCGTCAAGGTGCTGTTCTCTGTATTGATGAAATTGATTATGGTGCTCAGAACTTGTCTTGCCTTCAACGAGTACTTGAAGGTAAACCTTTCATGCTTAAAAAGAAAGGCGAACTGATTGTTCCTTCTGAAGGTTTTACCATCTTTGCTACTGCAAATACCAAAGGTAAAGGTTCTGATGATGGTCGTTATATGTTCACCAATGTTTTGAATGAAGCGTTTCTTGAGCGTTTTCTGAATACGTATGAGCAGAAATGGCCTCCTGTTCGAATCGAAAAGAAAATTATTGAGAAAGAACTTCAGTCGGTTGGTCGTGAAGATTCTGATTTTGCTGACAAATTGGTATTGTGGGCTGATACGATTCGCAAAACCTTTGATGATGGTGGTTGTGATGAAGTGATCTCTACTCGCCGTTTGGTGCATGTTGTCAATACATTCGGTATTCACAATGACAAAATCAAGGCAATTTCTCTCTGCCTAAATCGTTTCGATGATGACACCAAGGCTTCTTTCCTTGACTTGTATACCAAAATTGATGCGGGTGTTGATCCTACTGCACAACCCGAAGTGAAGGTATGGGTAGAAGAATCTAAGGATGAAGAACATCCGTTCTAATTTTAAAGGCCTATCGGTGAAGATAGGCCTTTTTTTATCTTTTACCTGACTAAGTGTTGACATTATAAAAAGGTAATTGTATAATCTTAAACTTGAGAGAAAGGTCTCCTCTCAATCGATATCAATGTGAGGCCAATTTATGGAGTTTGTTATGTCCAACTATTCTAACATGTCTGCTAAAGAAAAAATCTTAGCCTATCTTTCGAAAGAAGATGGCTATAACACCTTGACCGTTGCACAAGCTCGTGCTCGATTCAAGATCGATAACGTGACTGCCCGTATCGATGAACTTCGTAAAGAAGGATATGCGATCTACACCAATCGCAAAACTCTTGCCGATGGCCGCAAGATTCAATACTACAAACTTGGCAAGCCAACTAAGAAAGTTGTTGCTGCCGGTGTAGAATATCTTCGTATGCAAGGTATCAATGCTTTTGCCTAATTTAGGTTAAAAAAAGCATCGAGGAAGTAATACATATAGGTGTTACTTCCTCTTTTTATTTTATGGGTGAATTATGGAAATTGAAGTCAAAATTGATGAGTTGAGAAAAAATAAAATATTCATCGCTACACCGATGTATGGTGGAATGGCACACGGCTTATATGTCAAGTCTTGCCTAGATTTACAAACAGTCATGTCAAAATATGGTGTTGAAACCAAATTTTCATTTCTGTTTAATGAATCACTTATTACCCGAGCAAGAAACTATCTTGTAGACGAATTTCTCCGCTCAGGATACACACACTTACTTTTTATTGATTCAGATATTCACTACAATCCACAAGACGTTCTTGCTCTTTTAGCTTTGGATAAAGATATCATCGGCGGTCCTTATCCAAAAAAATCTATTAACTGGGGTAACGTAGCATCTGCTGCTCGAGCTCACCCAGGAATGGAACCAAAAGAACTTGAAAACCTTGTTGGTGAATATGTGTTCAATGTAGTAAAAGGCACACAACAATTCCAAGTTACCGAACCTCTAGAAGTTATGGAAATCGGAACAGGATTCATGCTGGTCAAAAGAGAAGTTTTCGAAAAAATGGAGAAAGAATATCCAAACATTCGATACAAACCTGACCATGTGGGTCAAGCAAATTTCGATGGTTCAAGATACATTCATGCATACTTCGATACAGTAATCGATACCAAAGAATCTATCACTGGCGGTGGTTCTGACCGTTATCTAAGTGAAGATTATATGTTCTGCCAGATGTGGCGTAAAATTGGTGGAAAAATCTATCTGTGTCCATGGATGAGAACACAACATATTGGCACTTACGCTTTCACAGGTAATATGCCTGCTGTAGCTCAGTTCACTGGAAGGTTGTAATGGCAGAAGAAGGAAGAAAGTTTGATGGAGGCAAACTAGAGTATGGTTTGCTTCCACCTTTGGCTTTAAAAGCTACTGTTGACGTTTTAACTTTTGGTGCTCAGAAGTATGAACGTGATAACTGGAAAAAAGTACCGGACTCCAAACGCCGGTACTTTGATGCCATGCAAAGGCACATATGGGCATGGAAAGAAGGTGAGGTAAATGATCCAGAATCTGGTCGCCATCACCTCGCTCATGCTATGTGTTGCCTCATGTTTCTTTATGAACATGATATACTTTATTCAGTGAATGACAAATCTTAATTATGGAGTAAATTATGAAGTTATCGAATGACACACTATCAGTTTTGAAAAACTTTGGTTCAATCAACCAAGGACTCTTTTTCAAAAAAGGCAATACACTTAAAACTGTTTCATCTCATAAAAACATCCTTGCTCAGGTGGATATCAAAGAAGATATTCCAACCGACTTTGGTGTTTATGACCTGAACAATTTTTTGTCTGTTGTATCTCTACACAAAGATGATCCCTCATTTGACTTTGATGACAAGCATGTTGTCATTGTTGGAAACAAAGGTCGTAGTAAAATCAAATATCGTTTTTGTGACCCAAAAATGATTAACACACCGCCTGAAAAAGAAATCGCCATGCCTGAACCTGAAATCAAGTTCGAGTTTTCGGCTGAAGATTTTGATTGGGTGCTTCGTGCTGCATCGGTTCTTTCCTCACCTCATGTTGCAATTCAATCTGATGGAGATGAAGTTCACATTGTGACGCTTGACCTTCAGAATGATTCTGCACACACCGATTCATTGAAGCTTGATGTAGATGGAAATGGCAACAAGTATAAGATGATTTTCAAAACAGAAAACATTACTAAAGTGATGCCAGGTTCTTATGATGTTTTCATTTCTTCAAAAGGCGTTTCTCGTTGGAATAATAAAAATGTTTCTTTAAAATACTGGATTACAACCGAATCAGGAAGTAAATTCGAGAGGGCTTAATAATGAGTTTGCATAATTTTACAAACGTGTATGATGGAAATGCTACAGATACAATAGCAATTAATTCTGAATATGTTGTGTCTGTCTACGAAACTCTGTATCCAGGCCCTAACACGAACGAATTAATACCAGTAACAAACATTTTTACCACCAACAATATTACATATCAGGTAAAAGAAAGTTATGTACATGTGATTGCCACATTTAACTCTGATTATTGATAGCATTACACATTCATTATGATTTACGTGAGGAGTAAAAATGGAACATTTGTTGTGGACAGAGAAGTATCGTCCGAAAACCATCGAAGATTGTATTCTACCGGAACGGCTGAAAAAGCCGTTCCAGGAATACGTCAATCAAGAAAACATCCCGAATCTTCTGTTGAGTGGTGGAGCAGGAGTGGGAAAGACCACAGTGGCCAAAGCTCTATGCAACGAAATCGGCT